GCAGAAAAGGAAGTCGTTGACAAGGCTTTCAGACTTTTCCTTGCCAAACTTTTGTGCTAAGTAAGGACCCACTGGATCCAATCGAGTCATATAAGTATCGAAATCCTTATAGATGTTCGTGTCTGTCCCTTTCGGTTGATTTAATTCTATCATCTCTTTATATTTTGTCAAGTACTGCTTGAATGTGTCGAGGTGCTCATCAACCTCTTCCATAGGGCAATACCTCACATAGATGTTCTCTGAGAAATGATTACCACGTTCAAAGAAACGATAGTTCTCAGTACATTTGGGTAGACCATCTACACTAAAAAGATACTTCTCTGTAGGGTGTTGGAAGTCGAATACTATGATGACTCTCTTCTGTGTGAACCCCATGAGATCCATACCAAAGCAAGGTAGATTTGCTCCAGTGTTAGGATAGATTATTGTATTATATACGTGCGTCTTATCACTCCATATATCTACTTCTCTAGACTTAATAAAGTGTTTGTTCTTGTATATCTTAGCAGTAAGGTTGGTTCCTTTACCTTCCCATTCTGCCCATGTGTTTTGATACTCTAGATCAGGGAAGGTATTCCATACTGCTTCCTTCCAGTTCTTCCATAAATTCATGTTAAAGGTTCAATTCCATATGGTGACAAATCATAGTAAGGTATCTCTAATGCCTCACCTTTACGTGGTGTTGGTTGTCCTATCTTTGCTAGGATATCACCAGGTATTTTCTTGAGAGTGATGTCATAAGGTATGGGTGCGTTTGCTACACATACCCTAACACATTCCCATTCTTCTTCAGTTAATTCAATGTGGGTCATAATAACGAATGAGTGCTGCTGTTGCTACAATAAGCACTACTACAATAATAGTAACGGTCATTTTGTTTTCTCCAAGTCTTCGATCATCTTCTCTACTTGCTCTTTGAGTTGCGTATAGAAGGTTGAGTTTACATGCTCAGGTTTCATGCCTAACAATGTTGCTGCTTCACGTACCTGTGCGAGAATCCGTTTTGCTTCGGGTCTCTCTGATAGTGTAACACGCATAAACATTGTCTGTTGAAGATCTATCAGTTCTAACAGTTTGACCAGTTGCTGTATTTTCTGATCTATTGTCAGTATAATACCCATACGATTTATGTCAACGTATAGATCTTGCATTCTTTTTAACTCGTCCTGAACTACGTCAGACTCGAAGAACTTCATAGGTACAACTCCTTGAGAATTTTACGGTGTTTATCAGTACTGTTTATCTTTAAAAGAGGAACATATTTGGTAATTTTCTGTTTAGCATCTGTCCATACTGGATCGGTTGCCTTGACGTTCTGAGTGAACTCAAACATCCTTTCCATTATAGTTACTGATTCTAATGTTATTTTACCACCTAACCATAATTTAATCAAGGTCGGGTGTGGTTTACCAGTGAACAGATCATTGAAGTTGTCACATGACTCCTTCATGGTCTCAGCATCACTTTTAAAAATATATGATAATGATTGTAGTTTCCTTATATAGTCCAGATAGTTTCGTTCACCATGTGCGGTCATCGACCCAATCCACTCGCTATTCTCTTCTACAAAGTTTGCCAAATAAAATCTAGATAGTTCCTCCTCGTCATACTTACGTGATAGTTTTATAAAAAAATATTTGTCCTTTCTCTTGTCATACGTTTCTTGCTTTGCCTTCGCATATTGATTCTTTGAAAAATCATATGTCTTGGTCTTGAAGTGATTTCGCATGGCAAGATACATGCGGTATGCCTCGTATCCTGTCACAGTGCCAAGAAACCACGACTCCCTTTCTTGATGAAATTAAGCTTCTGTGCTTCGTACTTAAGTTTCTCCTTAAGTGGTTTATTGATTAGTTTATTTACCCCTTCTATCTCAATAGATTTCTCTTCGCAATACATTACTATTGCTTCAATATAATTAAGTGAACCATCTTTGACGATGTTCTCAATTTCAAGCGAAAACTTGCTCGCAGTCATAAAATTTTCCTCTAGGGCATCATTAATTTTACCAGTCGCCATGGATCTCCTTGTAGTAGTCTATGTACTCTTTTAGTTTGGGTACGAACTCTAGAATATTATTCTTAACAAAGATCTGGGGTGTCCCTTGTTCAGTGGCGATGATAGTTACAAGTTGTTTTACCTTTAAACCTGTAAGTTCTTGAAACATTATAGCATAAGCGGTCTCTTGTGAAAAGTAGTCTTGTATCCACTCTTCACGTTTGAACTTAGTTGACGTTTTAAAATCAATAATCGCTAATTCATTATCATATTCAGCAATACAGTCGACTCGTCCTGCGAGTTTTAATGTGTGAGAATATAAAGATTCTTCTAGTGCGTGTATATTATTTATCTTGTCAATATAAGGTCGTATTTGGTGAAACATGCCTAATGATAGCACGTCGTCCCTGTACCTGTCTAGGGGTTTGTTACTTAAGTAATCTTCTGCTAACTTGTGGCATTTATTACCACGAGTTGATGCTCGTTTGGAGATTGCGTTTGCTTCCTCCTCACCGACTTTACGTCGCCATTTTAAGATACTATCTTTCTTTTTCTCACCTATCACAGTTGTAACAGAAGGGTAGGCATTACCCTCAACGAAGTAACGTCTACCCTGTTCTGTTGTCTTTGCTTTTAAGTTTGGAAAATTATGTAGATTTAGATGTTTAAAGTCCAAGATTCAATTTATTAATCAGATATGATTTCACCAAACCAGATCGAATGATATCTTGTATACCAAACTCTACCATTTCAAATTCATCCATACCTTGAATGATCTTCATGAAGTCTAGAATACCGTTCCTCTCGTTTGTTTTGACAAGATCAGTTTGTGCTGCGTCACCCGCAAAGATAATCTTTGTGTTGACACCTAATCTAGTTATAATACTATCTAACTCGTGGAAATTCAAGTTCTGTGACTCGTCTACCAATACGATAGAGTTGTCCAGTGTTGTACCACGTAGGAAAGATGTAGACCAGAATGATATAGTCTCTTGTGCTTTTAGATTAGCATATAGCATATCAAAGCTAGCATCATCAGGCATCTTGAACATATAACGTACCATGTTCTGATATGGTATCTGATATAGTTCTGCCTTGTCATCATGGTCACCAGGTAAGAATCCAATCTCTCTGGTTGGCACTAATGATCTAACAATGTAGAGTTTATCATAAGATGATTGCTCCTTAAGGATCTCTTGTAGTGCGAGGTACATACCAATAAAGGTTTTACCTGTACCCGCTGCTCCATATAAGTAGAGATTCTTTTGTTTAGAGAACGCATCAAAAACTTTCTCCTGTGAGGGAGTCAGTGGTTTTATCTGTGTCAGGTATCCTGAGTTGATAGGTTTGCGTTTCATCTGTCTTTTGGTTAACCCAACCATTGAAGGTTGTTTCTTGTCTTTAACTGGCATAGACTAAGGAGCCTCGAATTTAGCGTAAGGATGATGTTTTTTGACATTACGAAGTCGGTCTTTGAAACCATCAGGTAACTTGTCCTGATAATCTCCAACTCCAGAGACTGCATCGCAGACTCCTGCGTTCCAATCTTTATCCCAGTCGGGATTGCTATCTCTCCACTCTTCATACTGAGCAAGAGTCATTTGGAGTTCTCTCATTTCTCCTGTTTTTAAGTTTTTAACTGGGTAAATTGCCATTATGTTGTCCAATCAAGTGCTTCTGCTACAGTAGGAAACTGTTCTATGAACACCTTACGACATGCTTCAGCAATGTCCATGTGTTCTTTTTGGGTTCCATGAGCAGACCTTAAATTTATATAGTGAACCCACGATCTACATGATCCCGTCATGTAGAGTTTGGTAGGAGTTGCTAACGGGAGTACAAATCTAGCACACTCTTTAGCGACACCTGACCGAATAAGTTCATTATATAAGTCTATTCCCTCAGCAAAATACTTTGCTATGACCTTTCGCAATCTGTCTTGCTCCTCTGGGTCTATGTCATCTATACTATTCTGTCTGTTCTTATCGTCTTGTCTTCTCAATTCTGGTATGGGTATCTCACCCAATAGGTTAGTGTTAGCATATCGCTGACTAAACTCTTGGAACGTAAATGACCTGTGTCTTAGTATCTGTGCTGCTAGACCTCTAGTAGTAGATATCTCTAGTGTCATGCTTGCTTGCTCAAATACTGACCAGTGTTCATGCTGTATACAGTACTTAAGTAACCCTGCCACTTTAGGGTTCTCTTGGTTGTTGGGGTTAGATACTCTTGCGATGTACCCCATGGTCTTTTCGGCATCAGGGGTTATTGATATCAATTTGACTGGTGTCGGTCTCAGTTTCATTACGTTGGTTTGATGTATGTTGATAAAGTGCCTCGAATATCTCGTCTGCTAGATCGTCAATATCCTTTGTGTCTGACTTAAAGTCAAATAAGTCATCCTTTCTTTTTTGTAGCTCCTTTATTTGATGCGTCAATGTATTTGTTGGCATCGAAGAGTTTTGCTGTGACTTGTCCACTGGTGTACTCTATACTTTTTAAACTACCCTTGCCAAGAGAGTCATAATAACAATCAAAGATATTGACCTTAAGACCAATAATGATGTCATGATGCTCAACTCCATCTGTCATGTAAGTGACAAGGTATGAATTACGAGGAAGTTTAGGATTGGCAGCAACTTTCTTGTCGCAATCAATCTCTAAAACAATTATACCATATTTGTCCTGTTTATCAGGTACGTCTTGGTTCTTACCCCAAACGGTCATCCTCTATTGCCCCATTCAATCTGTGGGAATGCTTCAGCAACCACTGCTTTAGTCACTCTATACTTAGATTGAAGATTCTTGTTACATGCTAAGACGAACAAATCTGCTTCATCTTCTTGTAAACCTTCTAAGAGTTGAATAAACAACTTCTCTCTGTGCATGGATGTTAGGGTCTCGTCTCCACCTTTGAAGAAACGATAGAATCCCTTATATTCATGATCTAGTCGAGTATGCTCAGTTCCTGCGGGTGCTTCATTTCTTTTAAATGGTACATCACCCTCTGGAAGAGAGAACTTCAAAGATTCATCAAAATTGATAATTAGGACTGATCTAAGTCCATTGTTGTTGTATTGTTGTAGTAATGCTACTTTCTCTTTCTTTGTTTTAGCGGAAGAGACCTGTTGTATAATTTCAGTCAACAACGCATCATTTGGTAATTTTTTTGCCATAATAATGTTACCTATCAAGTCAGTATACTATCAATCTTCATCTTCGTCAAGTAGTAGGTCATCAGGGTCTGTAAAACGAACTGCTAAGAGTTCTTCCTCTACATATGCCCCATTGCCATCCAAAAACTCTGGATGAAGGTTATCTAGTTGCCTTTTGTACGTATGTGTGTTTACGGTATCTTTATATATCCATCCTATCACACACCCTAATCCAAAGGCGAAAATGGTGCTAACGCTAGCAACCCAGATCATTAAGTTAGTTTCCATGATTCTCCGTGATGTCAAATTTTATTCTTAATCGACACCTCCACTTAAAGAAAGGGAGGGTCAAATCAAAGTCGAATTTACTCTTCTTTTCCCTCCTTCTTCGTGGGAGCATTAGCTCTATGCCTTTATTTAGCGATGGATTTTTTCCTTCTACCTGGTCGGTGTTCCCACTCGTATCTTTTGGCATCATCAATAATTCCCCTCAAGTATTTTACAATTTTCCTCGCTTCTGGTTTGCTAAGGAAGTGGTACGCTTCACGTATTTGGACGTGTTCTGAATCTTTACCGCCCTTAATGTACTCCTCAAGGTCGTGTGCGGTGTCTTCTATCGCTCTAGCGGTAGTTGACTCCAAAAACTCTAATGTGGACTTTCTAGTCGCTTTTGCGTGGGTTAGAAGAGGGTATAGTTTGAACAAGAACCTCTTCTCTAGTATTGCTACGTCAAGTGCTCTTTCAGCAAGTTCGTAGACATCATCAATGGGTTTAGACAAAGTTGTGCTCTCTTAAGTATTTTACAGTGTCGGTACAACCACCGAGTTTCTTACCATTACATGTGACTTGTGGGAATGTTGCCCCAGTGCCAAATTCTTCGTAAAACTCGTGTCTGTTGAAGTCCGTATCCAGATCATATACTACATGCTGTAATTTGGCAAGCTCCAAGACTTTTTTGATTTGGGTACAGAAAGGGCACCCATCCTTTGAGTAAACAGTAAAATTCATTGAGGTACTTCGTAATTAAACCAACCTGTAGCTATATATTTCTCTTCAATCTCAGATATCTGCCCTTTGTGAACATGTGTCCACCCTGCTGGCCAGATCGCAATTCTACCCACAATCGCTTCCATTGTAAATCCTTGCTCTAGGAACATAGTTCCACCATCTGAGCAATTATTTAGAAATACACTCCATGCCAAGGCACGTGTTGTTTGGGGATTTGGATAATTGACGAAATTGGTCGTTTCATGGTGCCACAACTTAAAACCGCCTTTTGGTTTATAGTGCTGTATGTTGAAACTGTTGAATAACGTAAATCGGTCAGTATGTTGTAAATTTTTATGTTCTTCTTCGTATTTGCCAAATGCCTTTACTAGGGCACTGTAGATTATCCTATGAGTTATACTAGACTCCGAAAATCGCGTATATACGTCTGTGGAGTCCTTTAACTTAGGATCGACAAAACCATACCCTATCTGTCCCGCTTCCTTGTCGGGATGTTTGTTAAAATATTGAATTATGACATTACAATCATCGGCAGTCAAAATGTCATCATATATGCCAATAAAGTTCATTTAATCATCGTATATTAAGCACTCAGGTTCATCTGGGTGTAAATCGCAAAATAGTTCTAATGCGTTTGGATCATGATGGTCTCCTGCTTGGATCTCATCTTTATGGTGTTCAGCGTACTCCTGTAACTCCTCTAAGTCCGCTTTAAAGTGCCTTCTAGCAGCACTAGAGACTGTTGGGTCGTTTACGTGGTCTAAGTCATACTGAATGTGTTCTTCGATAGTTTTCATCTCTGTAACCTCGTGTACACTACTATTTATCTAAAAAACCCTACAGTGAAAAAATACCCGAAATATTTTTTCCACTTTTCCTGGTACAGAAAGTCGGATTTCCCCACAGTATAGCATAAAAAAAGACCCCCTACAAGAGGAGGTCTTTAATCTCGAACAATATTATTTATAGTGCGTTACCACG